GGCTCCAGCAGGTGGGGATGATTTAGTATATTGAAAATTAATGACTTTTTCATTTCTCCAAAATATCTCCAAAACTTTTCCCCAAAACCGCTCACCCTGTAATCTGTGATGGCTATTGCTTCAAACCGAGCATTTTAAAACCTTACTCCCCCAGAACCGGAAATACTGCCCGATTATATGACCAGCTTTATCCATTCCTGCCCGCGTGTGTCGTTATAACGATCAGTAGTGCTTTGCATCTTATGTCCCAGGAGTATCTTTGTATCAATTCCCTGAGCGCGATAGAGACGTTCCGCTAACGAACGCTGTTCGTGAAACGTCACATCTGTTTTTCCTTCCGGTGGCACTATGCCTGCTTTATCTCTCGCTTTGGCGAAAGTACGTGACAGATTATCCTTTCTTAAAGGTCCTGCTTTCCTCTTATTGGAGGAATGGATGAGATACGGGCTCACAATGCGATCCCGACATCCATCAATAACTTCTTTCAGTGTTAATCCCAGAGCCTCACATCGAAGACTAAGCGGCAGCGCCAGCCTGGTACCTGTCTTTCCCTGAACAATATGGATATATCCATCCCAGACATCAGCAAAACGCATGTTACAAATATCTTCTCGACGCTGGCCAGTTGCTATAGCCAGAAGCATGGCATTTTTAATGTAATGTTTATCTGGAGCAGCATCGAAAATACACTTCCAGTCCTCAAACGTCAGGCGTGCTCGGGAAACTCGAATCACTGGTTTTCTGGTGGCCTCGGGAGGATTCCAGCCAGGGGGAACTTCACCTGCATGCTGAGCCTCTTTGAATATATCGATCCACAACACACGGTTATTCTGTGCTGTGCTGTTCATATCTTTATCGATCCATTCATCGAGAATCATTGCAAAATCGCGAACCTCTAGGTTCTTTAAAGGATGGTTGCCAAGACGCTCAACTAAATTTCCAGCCATCCTGACCTTTTCCGAATATGTGGTTTCAGCGATGCTGTTATCTTTTAGTCTGGCGGCCTGTATTTTAAGGTAGCGCTCGACCCATGATGCCAGACTGATTCCTCGACGCTTTTTTGCCTCCGGATTATCTTCAATTTTCTTCAAAAAATAATCCGCTTCAGCAGCTGCCAGACGCTGATTTGCCGTAGTGGCTATTTTCTCTGCCTTTTCTTTATCAGTTCCCAGACCATGGAATTTTCCGGTAACTGGGTTTTTATACTGGTAGTAGGTTTTATCCGTGCGTCGGTCAAACCGGGCATACAGCCCGGGTATCTTAATGCTATTTTTTCGTGGTCTCGGTGACATGATTTAAAATTCCTTTCAGTGCATCATCATCATCGTCGAGGACTAAAGGCCTTATGCCGGCAGATCCTTTACCTACATATTTAGCACTTTCATCAACTAACCATCTGCCAGCAATTTTTTCTGGAGGCGGTTGGATGTAACCCAAACGACCATAATTAACCAGACACTGACTGGAAAGTTTTATGCTAAACCTTCTGGTTCCCCATTCCGATAATGGGATCATGTATTGTTCGCTCATGGTCTAATCTCTCGACCACCGCCACTATAATTCTGTGGCGGTGGATAATCTGATTTTTAAATATCAGTTAAATTGCTACATGTACTGGCGCCGTCAATTTCTTCCAGACTTCATTTCCCTCAATGAGGCGCTGCCAGATTGCAGAAACATACCGGGCCTGGTGGATAGCATCGGCAAGGGCGTTGTGCCGCTCACCCTCAAACGGGATGGTTTTCTTCGGGTCGATTCCAATTGCTTTGCCGAGTTCTACAATTGTTCGAACATCGCGATCATTCCAGTATTCCCATGGGTATTCTTCAGCGATGTAATCAAATGAAGAACGCAGAATACAATTATCGAAAGATGCGCCATTTCCCCAGACCTGTGCTTTTTTGCGACCGCCCGGGATATTTTCAAAAATGAATTCACCGAACTGGAGTAGGGCATCATGTAGCGGGATAGCATCATCATTCACGATTGCCGAACGAGCTTCAGAGGATTGCTTAAGCCACCAGATGACGGTTGATGGATCCATTTTGGCGCCACAATTCACTGAGGATTCCAGGCTTACGACTTTGTAGAAACTTTCTCCGATTGAGCCTGTTGCCGGATCAAATACAACAGCGCCGATAGCGACGATAGGGGCGTCTTGTTTATTCCCCATGGTTTCAAGGTCAACCATGACGTGAACATTATCTGCTGGTAATTCTTCAACATCATTATGATGACCGGATTCAATATTTACGGTAGTTGTTTCGCTACCAATGTCAGCATTACTTGTACCTGTCTCAGCTGCTGTTTCGCTTTCAGAAATTTCATTAACAACTTCGGTTTCATTACCGAAATTCTCTTCCATCTGCACATCGCTGGTGGCCTCTGCGGTAGAATTAGTTTTGGTTAGATCTTCTGTAACCCATTTGCCGTCGTTAGGATCGCTGATGCCTTCGATATATTCGCCACGGTTAGCGGCTAATATCTGATTTGTTTTGTCCTGCAGATCATCTCGCTCCGGGGTTTCAGGCATTGAGTTTGATGTGCGGATGTTCGCCAGTGCTTCTTCAAGCATTCGCACACGTCTGGCCGGAACCTTAATCCACTTATGCAGTGCCTGTAATGTGAGGTGATGAATTTCGTCATCTGAAATGGAGAGACCACCTACCTCCATAAAATAAAGGTCGAATGAAAGGGATTTGATAAAATTATCCCGTTCGATTTCTAAAAGGTTAAGCAGTTCACTTGCTTCTGACAGATCCATTACTGCAGTTTTACCGGAAATAGCCAGTTCTACCTGAGGCCTAATTTCAAGTTCGCGTGCCGGCGTATCATCGGCCTGATCATTCGCGCCGGTCATCTTATCTGCATCACTATTGTCAGGCTCTTCAACTTTACGCATTGGCATAGGCATCGAGGAACGGCCGCAGGCGATATCAACAATAAGCTCGTCCGGGTGAGCGTGGTCGGCTTCAGTCATGACACGGTTCAGATATTCGCGATGTTTCACCGGATCTTTCCACAAACCCTCTGGCGTTGTTTTAACCGTCGCGACATTACAGGCCCGTGAGTAATCGCGACCACCAGGCATGGACATGAAAAGCTCGCGAGTTGCCAGGAACTCAGCGTTTTCCATCTTATTCATCATGCTGTTTGCCTTAATATCGACGTCCAGCGGTGGACTATAGATGTCGAACTCCTGGGTACGGGCTATCAATCCCAGGCAGATCTCGAATTCAAGGCCGAGGGGCGTTAACGGAGTCAGGCGATCTGTTGCGTTGCCGCCGCCGGCATTCGCGCCGGAGGGCGTGCGATTTACGGCAGAAATACTATTACCAACAGCCCATTCTTTAGTCAGAATCCCGCGGTCAATGTGCGCCGTTTGAAACCATAATTTGGCAAACTGAACCTGCTTACCAAGCTCATAGCGTTTCCCTTCAGGGAAAACGGTTTTGAATGCACTGGTGAATTTCCACAGACCGGGAATATCGTATTTCTTAATTTCCGGTACATTTTCAGCGGCCAGGATCAGATTCTGTACAGCGTGATTCTCTGTATCCATTTCCATTAAGGAAAGGCGGTCACGATGTGGAATACTAATGTGATACACGTGGCGATCGTCGGCCATGTACTGGGCAAGCAGCTGCGTGCGGAAAGACATTTCAGCCAGGTTGAACAGGGCATCTTCATTGTTCGAATAGTCCTTTTCATCATTATTGCTGACAGGGGGGTTAGCTCCCGGTTCGTTGCTTACTTCAGGCCCAGCAGGGACTGGAGCAGCAATTTTTTGCCAGCTCAGTCCATCCTCGCCAATTTCGTAGCGATCACACCAGGTGTCATCCAGCACACCTTCTTCCGGTAGATCATCCACGATGAGCCAGTTAGTGCGAATGGGTAGCTGGTGGTCTGCTCCCCGGCCTACGTTAATTTCGGCGTCTTCCAGAATATCAAGAATTTTACGTTCAGCACGGGAATCAGATTTAGCGGAAAACCAGCAGAAAAGGTTTTTCGCCTCGGTGGCTTTTGCTTTGGCTTTAATGAGATACGCGTAATTGTTCATTGCGTTTGGGTTCCTTAAGGCTGTAAGATACCCGGGATCGTGGAGACTCCCTCTGGGCAGTGTTCATTGTCAAACTCGTTCCCGGAATGCGTTGGTCCGCTGACCGGGGTGCTTAACCCGCCTTGCGCGGGTTTTGTGCTTTATGGGGTTTTCAAAGGCTCGGCGCCATAACCCGGATATTTCTTTAGCGCCTTGCGTAATGTAGCTCTGGCTGTTTTTGCTGGTTGCGTCAGTGCCAGTTTCATCGCTGTCGCAAAGGCTTCTGTAATCTCTTCAGTCGCTTCCAGTTCTAATTTGTGCTCCATCCACACATCGTTCTGAACTTCTTCCTCAACTTCATCGTGCAGCGCTTCCTTGACTTCAGGAACAGATAACACCCCGATTAGTTGCTCCGCTGGTGCTGTGCTGAACTTCAATGCCAGTTCGTTTGCTGACATAAAACCTCCGGAAAAAGGGCCCGCCGTGGGACGGGCAAAGTCAACTTTTCCAATTTAACCAGAACAGGCCTCGTCTCCTGTTTGGTTACGATGGCGGTATTACCATCACAAAACCCACTGCGCCGGGCTTCGGGCTGGCAATAGCCAGTACTCATTCTCAAACTCATTTCAAACTTACTGCTGGCTGTTGGTCCTCAGCCTTTTACCGCTTTCCAGTTCAAACCGAACACAAATTTCAGGAAGCGAACTTTTGCTGCAAATGAACTCAGACGAACGGCTTGCTCGCCGATGGGCTTTCTGGCTGGCTGACGAACAGCCTGCTGATATACTGGCTTTCTTGCAAAATCAGGCATAAATCCTCCCGTTAAATTTACCGTCAGGCTTTGCGATGCGGCGCCTGGTGCCTCCAGGTGGCATCAACCAGTTAACAACTGATGCCGGCTGCTTTTTTTCCATAACTGAATACCGCAGTGTTTTTAACTGTGCCGCGTGCGCATAGCCGCATTCACCGCATTGCAAAGCCTGTTGATTCGTCATTTCTATCTGGCCTTAAGGCGGCTAACCGAACGTTTAAACCTGCTGCGCATTGATATTGCTGTCATCTCATCCGGTGTTTCGTATGCCGCCGGCAGCTACTTCGTGGGCTTCCTGCCTCGATGACGTGTTGCGATGGGTATATTATTATCGAAGTAATCGATATGTGTCAAATTAAATCGATAGCTAGGGGTAAAAAAAAACCAGCAGGTCAATTCATGACCCACGAAATGTGGAAGGAGATAGAAGGGTTTATTTAGTAGGGGGAATCAGGTTTCTTTTTTGTAGATAGGCCTTTGCGAAATTATCAAGTTCTTCAAGACGCATGTCTATAAGGCTGATAATTCTCTCTTTTTCATCATCAGTTGGTAACTGTTCAAACGCATTAAGCAGCCTTGCTTGGAGTTCAGAAGACGGCTTGATTTGAACGTTTGTCTCCCACGGATCCTTATCTTGAGATACTTCGCCATCTTCCATAAAAAACCATGAAAGCGGATAACCAGTAGCTGCCGGCAGAAGATTTAAGATTTCAGATCTAGGTAGAATATCAGAGTTACACCAGCCGCTTACCGACTGAGCCTTAACTCCCAACCTGCGGGCTAGCTCAGATTGAGATATGTCGAGATCTTTTATAGCCCTTTGCAATCTCTTTCCGAAGTTCATCTCTTCATCCAATTCATAAAGTTACAACTGATTATACAGATTTTTTCTGTAGGTCTAACTATCGAAATAATTTGACGATATCGATTAAATTTGTTTTATTGTCTTCCATCGACAACCAATGAGATCAACCGATGAAGACATCAACCCAAAAAAAGCTCTTGAACATCTGCAGCCAAGCCGAGCTCGGCCGTCGTATGAAAAGGAGAGCCCAAACAGTTAATGGGTGGTTCAAAAATAAAATACCAGGAGAGCTAGTGATCAAGGTGAGCAAAGCTGTCGACTGGAAGGTAACTCCACACGAATTGCGCCCAGATCTTTATCCGAACCCTGCTGATGGACTTCCAAAGGAGTAACCATGCAAACCATCTCTTTTGAAAATCATACCCTGGTGAAAGGTATGCAGCTGAAAACAGAAAATCAGTATTTACCGATGCGCCGCGATCGCATGAAGTGCAGGGCCATTTATACCGCCGTTCAGGAATGGGAGTCCTCATTACCTGGACGTGCGCAAGACCACGTCGCGCAGCTGGTGGCCGAACAGTGGGAGAAACAAAACGGGCGCGGTATCAGCGTCAATAAACAAAATCTGTATCGCTACCTGAAAAACGAGGGCGGCTCAGAGAAGTACACCAGTTATGTCATTCAGCTTTCGGCGGCGATCGCTGATGCAATGCCGATAGAGATTGCGCGCAAACATGGCCTAAAACGTGGCTTAACTGAAACCGAGCTGGTGGCCAATGCAATCAAGGAATGCAGCGAAGCACACCAGGCAAAACTGCTGGGGGAGCCACTGCAGAAGCTGGAAAGAGAGATTCGGGAAGCCGCGGTTGCGCTGTTTAACATGCTTCCGGCGGATGCGGCGGGACCACTACTGGCGAGCATTAGCGCTGTAGCGCCGCAGTTTTTTTAAATGAGTTTGACAATGAATACCGTACTGAATTTGAAGGAGGCTACATGAGCATTGATGCAATGCGATGGGCCAAGAAGGTAAAGACAGGAAAATCATCTGCAAAAGCGGTGCTGACCTGGCTTGCTGATATGTGCGGTGCGGATCTTTGTGCTTTTCCATCCATACCTGCACTGGCTGAAGCAACTGAACTGGATAAGAAAACAGTCCAGTCGAGTCTGCAATATCTGGTTTCGATTGGGCTCATTGAAGATACAGGTGAACGGCGTGGACGGACTAAACAAATCCCCGTTTACCGGCTGCTTGGTGTGGAAGAAAGCATCATCGAGATTGAACACACCCAAAAACGGGAACATTACCAAAAACGGGATCGTTTAAACACACCCGGAAACGGGATTGTTACTTCCGGTAAGGGTACCGAAAACGGGATTGTTTACTGTACGCAAAACAACCAAACGATCCCGTTTTTTCCGTCAAACGATCCCAAAAACGGGATCCGGAATCTACCAGAGGAACCAAAAGATATAACCCCCACACATAGCGAACTGGTCGAACCAGCTAAGCCGAGTTATCCGGATCAGCCGGGGATTGCTTTCGGTGCCAGTCAGACTTTCGGGAAGTTTGCGATGCACCAGGACTGGAAACCCTCCGCGGAATTTCCCAGACAGGCCACGCTCTGGGGTATGCCGCTAAAATCGGGATTAAATCTTCCCGCAGAGCTAAGTAGCTTCATTGCTTACTGGCAGGCCGAAGGAAAAGTATTCCATCAGGTGCAGTGGGAGCAAAAGTTAGCCCGACATCTCAGCCGGGCGGAAGTACGCCAGAAAAAACCAGTTAACGGGGGTGACGCGAATGCAGGAGTTCAACCAGATAACACCAGATCTCGGGCAGTCCAGGAAATTCAGGCGGCACGAGAACGCTGGGCACGCAGGAACGGACTTGCTGGCTGCGGAAACTGCATGGCGCCTATGGACAGTCATGGGGGAAATATATTCGAACAGGTGGACACAGAAGAACGGGGCGGAGCCCTCGGATATGTGGATGGCCAAGATTGGAGCGATGAATGAAGCGCAGATTACACGAGTCTGCCAACAGTGTATTGAGCGATGTGCTTCGGGTAATAGCTGGCCACCGGATCTGGCTGAGTTTGTGTCGCTGGTTTCTGCTAGTGGGGCCAATCCATTCAATCTGACCACCGAAGTGGTGATGGATGAATACAAGCGCTGGCGTAATGAGTCTTACCGCTATTCCGACAGCGACAGATACCCCTGGAAACAGGACGTGCTGTATCACATTTGCATTGAGATGCGCAGGACTGGGGTTGAGCGAAGTCTGACAGAGGGGGAGCTGAAGAAACTGGCGGGTAAGTTACTCATGAAATGGACAAAGCACGTGGCTAATGGGTTTTCTATCCCACCGATTCGCCGGCAACTGGAAGCACCACGGCATCCATCGGGCCCGACGCCTGCACAGATTCTGATGGAAGAGTACAAGCGCCGCAAAGCGGCAGGTTTAATCAAGTGAGCGAGTTTGACAATGACCAAAAAACTGAAATCCAAATATCGAAATGAAATAACCGCTTTTGAGTTCCTCAGGGCCAATCCGGATATGACATCTGGCGAAATAGCCAAAGCAATGGGGCGTAGTGGCAGTTCTGTCAGTGGACAGGTTAAGCAGCTGGCGGGTACCGGACGAATTGTCCGGACGGGCACTAAAGATGGTTCCCCTACGTGGAGAGTTAACGATATGCCGTTTGGCTGCGGTAACCCTATCCGCATGAAGTTCGAGCAACTGCTGCAAGAATATCGTTCGAAAGGTGGGGAGTTTGCAGCATGACTGATATCTCACGACTGTTAGCGAGCCTTAAGCGTCGTTCCGCGCACGCAAAAGATTTCGGCGACGACATTACGTTTGTAAAGCTGAAAGACATCGACGCGCTGATAGAGGCGCTGGAGAAGGCGCAGACAAAAGCGGTTGAGCAGGGACGTACTGCCTGTGAGTTGTTCGACGAGGTTACTACTCTGCGCCAGCGCATCGCCGAGCTGGAGTCCCGCACCGTCACCATTGAGCCATTCCGCGCGTTTGTCACTGATGCTGACTTGGCAGCGCTCCACCGCTTCGCCGAATGCTGTGATGACCCTGGATCTGGCGGTCACGATTTGGAAAAAGAACAGGTAAGTCGGCTTGAGAGTATCGGCGCGTTACAGCGCTCTGGGCGTATTAGCTACATCACCGGCTTTGGTGATTTCCTTATTTCGATTACGGCTGGCATCAAGTGGGAGGCTGAGTGATGCGTAAATCATCAATGGCAATAGCCGTTGCTCTTGCCTCGATAAGCACAGCCTCAGTTACATGGGATAGAACTATTAGCGCTATTCAACCGCAAACATATCCAGTTTCAAATCGTCATACCGGGAAGGCAGCAGAGCGCCGAAACGCCAAACGTCGCAGGAGAGCAAAGCAATGACCAATAACCAGTTAACAGACAAACGCTTGGCGCAACTGGCGAAACGTAATTTCTGCCAAACCAGAGGCGAGGTATACGTACCGTTCGGTGATGAGATTGTTTCGATGGCGGAAGAGCTACAGGAACGCCGAAAGGCCGCCGAACCTGAACTAAAACCATCGAACCTCGCCAATAAATTCTATGAGCGCTACCCGCTGGCGACGTTTAAAAGCGACAGCGAAAGGGCTGAGGCATTTGGGTATTTCATGGCTGGCGCAGAGCTCCAGTGCTTTGGTGAGTTTATTAAATACGAGGATTTGTGCGGTGATGAATAAATCAACCATAACCAGAGAACCAATTACTCACGATCTGAAGATTTATCCGGAGCTCTTCTCTGCTGTATGCACTGGCGTTAAACGCGCCGAGCTGCGTAAAAATGACCGTGATTATCGTGTTGGCGACACTCTTCACCTGATGGAAACTCCGCGCGGTAGTTGTCATCAAACGGGAGAGTTTATCAATGTGAAAATCACCCATATCGCAGACGTTGGCGAATGGATGCCTGGGTATGTACTGCTGAGCATCGAGCGAGAGGCAATGGACCGCGAGGCCGCAATGGACAGCGAGCCTGTAGCAACGCTGGATGTGCAAAGTGGGCGGCCTGACGGCAATAAGTTCGCGCTGGTTTTCTCATCTGCGGCACACAAATTGCCTGATGATGTTTATTTTCTCTATCGCCACGCGCAGCAGACGGTAGTGCCGGACCGTTCCATTTTCGAAAAATGGTGGGAATCACGGAACGGAGCGCCTCTCGATGGCTGGGATTCGTTACGCACAAATGACGGTTATTGTGATGATGGCATTGACAGTCAGTTTGAAGCCTGGAGCGCCGCCATGCTCGCACCCACCCCGCAGGAGGCTAAATAATGGACCCTTCACTGGAATACGCCTGCAAGCGCGTGCAGGAACTGGAAAGCCTGCTGCTGGTGGAAATACCGGAAACGGTATGGCCAGCGGAAGTCGGCATGGTCTTCGCTCAGATTGAAAACGCCGGGGCACTCCCGGCACACCACCAGCGTCGACTGCAGCACCATATCAACCGCATGTGGCTGGAAAAAATGCCGGTACCATCAATTATTGCCGCGGCAGGTTCGCTGGCCTGCGCCATGGAGAAATACGCGTGATTAATAGTGAAATCATAGTTGATAACTTTGCTGGTGGCGGCGGCGCATCGACGGGCATCGAGCTGGCAATTGGGCGTAGTGTGGACATCGCGATAAACCACGACCCGAACGCGGTAGCGATGCATACCACCAATCACCCGGACACGCTGCACTATTGCGAATCTGTTTACGAAGTCAGGCCAAAGGTTGCGACCGCCGGCCGCCGCGTTGGGCTTGTTTGGCTTTCCCCTGACTGCCGGCACTTCTCTAAGGCAAAAGGGGCTAAGCCAGTAGAGAAGTCAATACGAGGGCTGGCGTGGGTAACTCTTCGCTGGGGGCTGGATGTTGACCCTCGGGTAATGATGCTGGAGAACGTGGAGGAGTTTAAAACTTGGGGACCGCTGCTGGCGGCAGAAATGCGTCCGGACCCAGAACGCGTTGGCGAAACATTCCGGGCATTTGTCGGCATGCTGACAACTGGTATTCCAGCAAACCATCCGGCATTGGCAGAATGCTGCGAATTTCTGAATATTTCGCTTGATAGCGAAGATGCCGCACGGTTGGTAAAAGGGCTGGGATACATCGTTGAGTATCGCGAACTGCGCGCTTGCGACTACGGCGCACCGACGATTAGAAAACGATTCTTCATGGTCATGCGGCGGGACGGTAAGCCGATAGTATGGCCGGAAGCCACTCATGGAGATCCGAAATCACCGGCGGTGCTGGCTGGCAAACTGGCTCCGTGGCGCACAGCTGCAGAGTGCATTGACTGGTCTATTCCGGCACCGTCGATTTTTGGCCGCAAAAAGCCGCTGGCGGAAAACACGCTCCGGCGCATTGCCCGGGGCATCCAGCGATTTGTTATCGACAGCGCTTCGCCGTTTATCGTGAAGTGCAACCACACCAGCACCAAGACAAGTTATGACTGCTTCCGAGGTCAGGCTCTCTCTGAACCGTTGCAGACGATTACGAAAACCCACGGCTACGCGATCGCGGTACCTCATCTGACGAAGTTCCGCACCGGCGCTACTGGGCAGCCAGTCACCGAACCGGTACCAACGGTGACGGCTGGCACCTCCAGGCGTCCTGGCGGGAATGGTCATGCGCTGGGGGTTGTTGAAGCAGCGATTACGCCGTTCCTGGCTGGAAACGGAGGTAGCGAGTATCAGGCCAAGCCTCGTCCGCTCGACAAACCAGCTCACACCATCCTGAAAGAGTCCCGTGCCTGCGTCGTCGCTCCGGTTATCGCCCGGCAGTTTGGCTCCAGCATCGGCCACCGGGCGGACGATCCCAGCGCAACTATCACAGCTGGTGGCGGCGGTAAATCTCAGTTGGTATCAGCGTTTCTGGCGAAGCACTACGGCGGCAACTACACCGGGCCCGGCGTGGGGCTTGATAAACCGACACATGCAGTGACGACAGTTGACCATCATGCGGTAGTTGCGGCGCATCTTATGGTGAACAATACCGGGCATCCTGGCGGTTCCGTGGAATCTCCCTCGCATACTGTTACGACTGGCAATCACCACGCCGTTGTAGCCTCCCATCTGGTCAAATTGCGCGGTACCTGCCGTGATGGACAGCGGACTGATGCACCGATGCCGACCATTACCGCCGGCGGCCAGCACGTCGGGGAAGTTGAAACCACTCTCGCTGTTGAGGACTACGACGAAGAGCGCGCGCAACAGGTGCTTGCGTTCCTGAAAGAGTATTGCGGAGCCGATAGCACCGGGCTGGTGGAAATCGCTGGGGTAACTTACCGCATCGTTGATATCGGCATGCGTATGCTTCAGCCACATGAACTGTACCGCGCGCAGGGCTTCCCTGACTGGTACATCATCGACCAGGATTACCGCGGCGTTAAGTATGCGAAGGATAAGCAAGTTGCGCGCTGCGGCAACGCTGTGCCGCCTCCGTTCGCAGAGGCTCTGGTGAGGGCAAACTTACCTGAAATGTGCCAAAAACGAGTTGCGGCTTAGTTGACTAAAACCTCAGATGATAATACTGTTTATATATACAGTATTTCGTGTGAGGTTTTTTATTATGGGCTTCCCATCACCAGCTAAAGACTACGCAGAACAAACACTTACTATAAACAGACTGTGCCAGATTGACGCTAATTGCCGCGTGTTAGAGACGAGCGCGGGTTTTGCCGTTGTTGATATTTCCCGCCGCCCTAAGCAGGGAGATCACGTACTGATTTCTTTCTGCGGCATCATTCAGTTTGGCATTGTTCGCGGTCGCGCGCTAATTACTTCCGATGGAGAAGCGATCGAGGGTGACGCCCTGGATGATGTTGAAGTGAAGGGGGTTCTGACGTTCCTGATTAACCGCGCAACTTATGTTGATGAAGACCCTAACCCCGTTATTTAACCCCAGACCCGCTACGGCGGGTTTTGTTTTATGTGTTCAAAACATCAAATTAAACATGCACATGGCTTTTGCAAAAAGTGCCCTCAAGGGCTTGATCATTTCTCTCTATGGGTATACTGTTTTTATATACAGCCTGTTTGTATATACAGTATTAATCTGTTAACTCATGTATGGAGATATGGTTATGGCCGTTGATAAAAAGAAATCTGTCCTTCCAGGTAGCTCAAAACCATCCACCCCTGATGAAAAGGAAAAAGCACTAGCTGCAGCAATGGGGCAGATCGAAAAGGTGTTCGGGAAGGGTTCAATAATGCGTCTGGGTGATGGTTCTGGTATGGCGGTCGAAACCATATCTTCGGGCTCGCTTTCACTTGATATCGCGCTGGGTGGTGGTCTTCCCGTCGGGCGCATTGCTGAAATTTACGGTCCTGAATCATCGGGGAAAACTACAGTGGCATTGTCAGCGATAGCCAGTGCACAGCGCTCCGGGTTGCAATGTGCTTTTATTGATGCGGAACACGCACTTGATCCGGCTTATGCCAAGAAACTCGGTGTTGATATCGATAACCTTCTTGTATCGCAACCGGACACAGGGGAGCAGGCGCTGGAGATAACTGATGCGTTAGTCCGTTCTGGTGCGGTTAGTGTTGTAGTGGTGGATTCCGTTGCTGCACTGACGCCTAAGGCTGAAATAGAAGGGGAGATTGGTGATTCTCATATGGGGCTACATGCCCGCATGATGAGTCAGGCTATGCGCAAACTCACCGGAAACATCAGTACCACAAAGGCACTCGTTATCTTCATTAACCAGATCCGTATGAAAATTGGTGTGATGTTCGGAAACCCAGAAACGACGACTGGCGGCAACGCCCTTAAATTCTATTCGTCAGTGCGTATGGATGTTCGCCGTATCGGTACCGTTAAAGATAAAGACAACAATCCTCAGGGAAGCGAAACGCGCGTGAAAGTGGTGAAGAACAAAGTGGCTCCGCCATTCCGTCAGGCCGAATTTAATATTCTGTACGGTGAAGGTATTTCCCGCGCCAGTGAAGTACTGACCCTGGCTGAAAGCGCCAAAATCATTACTAAAGTCGGCGCCTGGTATAGCCTCGGTTCTGAGCGTATTGGTCAAGGTAAGGCAAATGCTATGGAATGGTTGAAACAGAATCCAGAGGTTTTTGCCGAAGTAGAGCAGCAGGTTCGCGAATGGTATCTACGCCCGGATGCAGAGCAGCCAGCATCTTCCCGCAAAAAACCGACATCGGGAGATGATGAAACGGCAGAAGCCGCTGAGTCTGAAGAGTAATTGCCGCTGCGAAGAAGTGTAATTGTCGCCTGAGATGGGGATGAGAGAATGAGAATTGAACTGACTATCGATAAGAAAAAAGAATTACCGGAAGGTGCCATACCAGCTTTGGAAGAAGAACTGTTGCGTAGGATCAGCGCAGATTATGACGATTGTTCTATACGTATCCGGCGGGCAAGCATGGATGGTCTTACCGTAACTGGTTGCGAGAAGTGCGACAGGGAGCGGATTGAAGAAATCCTTCAGGAAACATGGGAGACAGCCGACGACTGGTTTTATTGAGGTTCGTTTGCAGGGTTGACTGGTTTGTTGAGAGGGGTTGGTTGTGGATTCAAAACAAAAAATGCCGAACACCGGCTATGTAGTAATCAGATGCGATGACGGGGTAATTGTCGCCCGTCTCACATCTTTTCCCGTATGTGAGCGCGCTTTAATGTACCGTCGCGGTGATACTGTTTCGTTTATGCCTCTGCAGCCCGATGAGATCGTGGGGACTCTCTCGCTGTTTTCGCAGATGATTGAAAGAGCAAAGGCCGGAGGGGGTTACCAGATTCCTCCGGGCTCTGTTACACTCCCGTCATAGGCCTGAACAACCTATACCTGCTGCGTCACGGAGAGAAACCATGGCGCAAACAAAATTAATATCTGATGCGGAACAGGCTGGCGATCATGTTGATGGCGCTGGTCTTTCTTCATTCCACAACCTGACACCTCGACAGCAGGAAGTTTTTGATCTGCTGGTGGCGTTTATCAATCAGCATGGCTACCCGCCGACCTTTCAGGAACTGGCAGGGCTAATCGGCGTTAGCTCACCAAACGCTGTTGCATTGCACCTTCGTGCGTTACAAAAAAAGAACTTCATAAAATTATCTCGCGGTGTTTCCCGTGGAATTTCTGTCGTCGGAAGAAAGGAACCGGTACTTGCCGTGCAGCTGCTGCAGGAAATGATCGCTGACGAACCGGGAGCGCGTGATCGGGCGCTGGAATTCCTCCGAGTGTACGAGGCCCGGCCATGAAGAAAAGCTGGTTTCTCCATGAACAACTTTCAGAGTCTCAGGCTCTGGAGCTGGCAGAACGCTACCGGAAAAAGAATTGCCTGGTGGAGAAAAGTCTGTCGAGCGATTTTACCTCCTGGGAAATTCGTGTGCTGTTGCCGGAATTCAGGAAGCCCCCGCGGGTTAACAGAACCTACACACAAAAAATGTGGAGGGACTGATGCGCGCATTACTAAATGTCGATGTTGCCCGGCATCTGGGGATTGTGCTCCTTAAACCCGGTAGAGAGTTAATGTCGTTATTCAGCGGTGGCCGCGTGCTGGTGGAGACCCTGCCAGATAAAATGAAAACTCTACCAAGCGGGCGCATTCCTGACGCCGGGCAACCTTTACGAGAGGATCCCGGCATTCGCCCATTCTTTATGAAAGAGCGGGTGGTGAGGGCTGCTGGTGGTGTGAATGGACTCGAATCCTGGTTGCTTAAGAAGGTCAAACATTGCCAGTGGCCACATTCCGATTATCACCATTCAGAGCTGGTAACGTTCCGCCATTCAACCGGGGCAATCGTCGCATGCTGGCATTGTGACAACGAGCTGAAGCACCAGACGGATCAAATCCTTGATAGCCTGGTCGGCATCAATAACGCGGATCTGATAATCGATGCAGCCCGTATCGCACTGGGATTTGACCCTGAACGCTCCCTGTCACTTGCTGAATTGTGCTGGTGGGCTGTCAGCGTTGGAATAGGAGACGAAATCACAGAAGAGATGGCGCGCCGTTCCCTCCGGCTTAAAGAAGAGCCTTTCCAGTCAGTCTACAAAGAAAGCGACATTGTCCCGGCGGTACCGGCCACCAGCATTCTTTCCCCGCTAGTAGCTAAGGTTGCCAGGCATCCTGAACCACCAGCCCCGGTAAAACCAGAGGTGCCAGTGGTTGTTGATCCCGTTGCACCAGCCACTTTATTCATCAGACCTAAGCGGATCCGCTGGGTGTCTGATGGTTTTATTTCCTGGGTAAAGACTCAGCCATGTATGTGCTGCGGTCAGTCGGCCGACGATGCGCATCACCTTATCGGATGGGGTCAGGGCGGCGTTGGTACCAAGGCACACGATATTTTTACGATCCCACTTTGCCGCAAGCATCACCGGACGCTTCATCACGATCCTGTTGCTTTCGAGCGCGAGTACGGCACCCAGCCGGAATTGATTATTAAATTGCTGGACCGGGCCTATGCGCTCGGCGTTCTGGCGTAAGGAGAAGAGCATGATGACACCGCGTCAACGCCGACAGTACAACGCAGGGTTACAAACCGTAGCCGCTGCGCCGCGCAAAAGCTGGTTAGGTCGATTCACCCCTTTGAGCGGTATTCAGTCGCCCTGGATTAAATCACTGCTAACAGTCTGGGGGGAGGGTATGCGGGGAAGTCCTTCACCTCGCAAACCCACAGGTCATTCATGTTGGCGAGGCCTCAGGGCAGAGCGATGGTCGGATAAAGCAATGGAGCGTTTTACCGCTGCGATTGAGCAAGCCCGGAGTGAAGGTTTCCGTGGGCAGCAGGTATTAAACCGGGCGCACGCTATTTTATGGCCTCAGCCTACCACCAGCGCGATAGATTCAGCTATGCGTGAGGATGACGTTAAATTTATGGAAAAGTGTGTGCTGTCTGCATTTGAGACTGGTGATCCGGTTTATCTCGTTGGAGTGAGCTATTACACCACACGTAAAAAAATCTCTGATATTACCCGTGAGCTACAGCTGGTGGCGCCGTGGCTGACGGACAGCGAAGCCAGAAAGCGAATGCGCTGGTGCCTGGAAATATTCAGGGCAAAAGTCTTTCTTTCGGTCTGGCGTGAAATTCATGAGGATTAGCAAAAAGTGCTATAAATTCACTTCAATGTTGAAAACGGGCCAGAAAATTAGATAATCCATTCATGCTTGGCAGAGCTGCGCCACTCGGCAGCGACAAAAAGCGACAATTTGACTACAACGAGAACCCCGCCAGCGCGGGGTTTTTGCTTTCCGGCGATACGACAGGGGTATTCGCGAGATGCATTGCATCAGTACCCCTGTCACATCGTCGTATTGCAGAAAAAGAAAACCAATAAGCCTCGGCACTCGCCGGGGCTTTTCTATTTCAGGTCCACGGGAATCATCATCGATACGGCTCGTTGTTAAATCAGCCCGATGGGCCTGACTCCTTCAAACACGCAGCGCCCCGATCATTGCTTCGGAGGTGGGACTATGAACCATGTAAACGGGATTTTTGAACAAACTATGAAATGGCTGGCGATCTACCTTCCGTCGGTATACGCAGGGCTATGTGCGCTGGGTATTTCTGCGCTGATAGATATAAGGGCGGGAAAACCGAAGCTTTATACTGCGACCGGGGCATTAATATGCGGCATTTTCGCTTTAGCTATTTCTGCGTTGCTCGAATACTTCGGCCTCCCGGCTAACTCTGGTGCATTCGTCGGTGCGCTTGTTGGGTTTGTGGGAGCCGATCGCCTACGCGATATGGCGCTCGCTGTTGTTACCCGAAAAGCCGGTATTAACTCAACGGAGAACAATAAATGACAGCTCGCGGTATTCGTAATAATAACCCCGGCAATATTCGCTGGGGTGATGACTGGAAAGGGTTGGTACCGAAACCAGAAAGAACGGATAAATCATTTTGCCAGTTTGTTAAGCCGGAATATGGCATCCGGGCAATGATTATTATCCTGCGTAATTACCAGCGTAAGCATGGTTTGAACACGGTGAGCGGAATAATCAAACGCTGGGCACCGCCGAACGAGAACGACACGCAGGCCTACATCAACAGCGTTGCTCAGGCCACCGGCGTCACGCCTGACCAGCCGATTGACACCAGTGACAGTCGTTTCATGATGAAATTGCTTCCTGCGATTATTCGACACGAGAACGGCGAACAGCCTTACTCGTTTGATGTGTTCGTTCAGGCGATCAATCTCGCGGGGTAAAAGATGCCCACGTTAGTTCAGGAATACTGGAAGCCACTGGCGATCATTTTGCTGGTGGCTTTTTTATTATGGCGGGCTTTTAGTTTTGGCGTCGGGACCTCTGACAGTAACTGGCGTCAGAAATGGCTGCAGCGTGATATCGCTGATTCCACCGCAACGCTTCATCGCGAAGTTGCAGAACGGGCCGAAGAACAGCGCCGCCAGCAGGCCGCAGATGAGGAGCGGAAACGTGCAGATGAAGAACTGGCAAAAGTACAGGCCGATGCTGATGCTGCTCAGCGTACTGGCAACCGGCTGCAGCAACAGTTACGACAATTACAGCGGCAACTCGGCGACAGTGAAACAGGCCGCCTTTCCGCCGTTGCCGCAGCAGGCGCGGCAAAAGCCGAGACCGCCAGAGTGCTTGCCGAGCTGCTTGGAGAATCTGACCGAGCGGCGGGCATCTATGCAGAAGTGGCTGACCGCGCTTATGTCGCCGGTAGCAGTTGCGAACGAACCTACGACAATGTAACAAGAGGCAGAATTGATGAATGAAGCTAAACCGCAGGACGGCAGCACCGTAAAGGGCTATCGAACCCTTACCTCTGACGATATCGCGCAGATGAATGATCTGAAAGAGATTAGCCGTGATTTTTGCGAAAAACTCGATATCGAGCGCCATCATATTCACTTGGCGATTGAGGAGGGAGAGGCGCCGGATAAAGACCAGTACAATGACGCACTGCGCTGCCTGTCTATTGCACGCACCAAAATGCAAGAAGCATGCATGTGGGCCTGTCGTGCGGTAGCGCGTCCTGATGCCGACTGTTAAGGCATTACAGCAGGCATTCACTGAGTGCCTGTGATAATGTTTTAAAATGTCATGTCACAGAGAAAATATATGAAACCTGTCATTTTAATTCTTAAAGATAAAAAACCAGAGCTTATAAACGTAGGTGATGGGCTTAATTCTATAACGTGGATGCTTCCTGATAATACCGAGGTTGAATTAGAGATTATTACAGCTAAGGTACCATCTCTTACTGGTGAATCATCTTTCCACTTGGTGGCAACAGATATTGAAGACCTGGATTCAAGGCAAATCAGGCAGGCCGTGGAAATGTTAAGTCTTAACTAAGTCGTCCATCCCAAAAGATAGCCATCAGTTTCCGCTGGTGGCTTTTTTATGCTTATCACCCCAACAAATCGAAAACATCATGCAAACATTTATCTGTATCGCCAGCGGACCATCGCTGACGTCGGACGATTGTGCGCTTGTTTGTCGCTCTGGTCTGCCGGTTATCGCCGTTAACAATAGTTGGGCCATGGTGCCGACATGTCAGTATCTCTATGCAGCCGACTGCTGCTGGTGGGAAGAGAAAAGCGACATCATTGATTCTCCTGCTGAGCGCTGGTGTGGTGACGTATTTACATCGAGTCGTTTTGGTATTAAGTGCTTACCTTCGGCTCTGCCTGGTTCTTTCAACTCCGGCCAGCGCGCCATTGAGTTGGCTATTCACTTAGGAGCCAGCAGGATCCTGTTGCTGGGTTACGACTGCTCAATACGTAACGGTACCCACTGGCACGGTAACCATCCGTTGCTGGCTAACCCGGACAAATTCAGCGTGTCGCGCTGGCATGACGAATTCAGGCGCGTAAAAGCTGCTGCTGGCAATACTGAAATAATCAACTGTTCCCGCGATACGCGGCTCACCTGTTTTCCTCGTCAGTCGTTAGAGGCTGCACTTTCTCCGTAAGGGTATTTATGGCATTAAGACGAAAAGTCATCATCCGCGGGATGTACGGCCTGGGTGACTCTATCTATCAGCGTGCATTCGTGCGTCAGTACCCTGGCGCGTTCCTGCGCACACCGTGGCCGGAGCTTTACTCTGATCTGGATGTGCAGTTTGTTCGCTCCAACACCAGCCTGCGCACTCAGCGTAAAAACGAAGAGAGTACTGGGGCGACTTTCGTTCGGGAGCCGGCGCGGCCGTCGGAAGTCATGACTATTTTTTATGGTCCGGAAGAGCTGAAAAAAGGTTCCATTGTGGATGCCATGACGTGGCAGTTTGGCAAGGCGGCCAGCGTGTTCGATTTGCCGTCGTATGGTGAATCGCCAGTGAGGGCGCATAAGCCGATCGCCGTGATTCGTCCGGCAACTGTCCGTAAAGAATGGGCGAATCCTGCCCGTAATCCTGACCCGAAATATATCGCTGATGCAGCCCGGGAACTCCGCAAGCATTTCTACGTCGTCAGCCTTGCCGATCTGGAAGAAGGCGAAGAATGGCTGGTGGGTGAACCGCCGGAGTGTGACCTGCAGCTGCACTGCGGAGAGTTATCTCTGACCGAAATGTTAGCGCTGGTGGAGCATGCCGCAGTGGTTGTGTCCGGCGTTGGTTGGGCTCTGCCGGCGGCAATCTGCTATCAGACGCCTGTCTTCATTATCCAGGGTGGCTGTGGCGCCCACAACGCTCCCCATATTGTGACCGATCCCGAAATGGATTTATCACTGGTGGGATGGGCTCAGCCTGACGATTACTGTATGTGCGCCGGCATGGAACATGACTGCAGCAAGCATATTTCCGGATTCAACGACAAATTCAAAGGCTGGTTACATGACATTGTTCTCAAATGAACTGCAAAACGGCCTGGTGTGGTTGCCCGAGCTGGGTATGGGTCGTTATCCCGTTCCCGCCTCCCGGCCCTATGATGCAGGCTATTTCGCCAGATACCGCCAGATGGCGGAAACATCAATGGGTATCCAGTTGACAACGGCGCGCCTGCTGCTGGTTGGTCGCCATTATCTGGGTAAAGTACTGGATGTGGGGATTGGCTCTGGCCAGTTCGTCGAGTGCCGCCCGGAGACGTGGGGATATGACGTTAATCCGGCGGGTGTCGCCTGGCTGAAAGAACGTGGCAGATGGGCTGATTTATATGATCCGTATGTTCCTGATGGTGATTTTCCTGCGCTGACGTTCTGGGATGCACTGGAGCATATTGATGAACCGGAGAAAGCGGTGGCGAAAGCTGGTCAATGGGTGTTTGTGTCGCTGCCGATATTCCGCAATGCAGAGCATATTCTGGCTTCACGCCATTACCGCAAAGATGAGCACATCTGGTACTGGACGCACGAAGGTTTGCTGAAGTGGTTTGAGGCGCAGGGGTTTTCATGTGTCGAGCACAACTCGATTGAGAGCGCGCTGGGGCGCGACGGCATCAACAGTTATGCATTTAAACGAAAATGAGGATATGAGATGAACGAACCGAATTATGAATCCATTGGTCGTTGTGTTGTGCTGAAGCGTCGTATCAATAACAAAATCGACCAACTATTCCGTATAAAAAATTCAATCGTATCAGCGAGCACCCCTCTGCTGATTAATGATTGCCTTTCACTAAATAACTCCACAGCAGATTGTATTGAAGAAGCCGCGAAAGTGTATCGCCGGATTATGCATGAAATCGAGGAGATGGCTGAAGAGCATAACCGCTATGCAGGTGCTGCCGGGGTTGGATTGATTGCAATTAAAAATATCCTAAGCACTAGCGAAGGTGAGAGTAATGCCACCACGAACACCTAAAGCCTGCCGAAAACGGGGCTGCAAAAAAACGACTATCGACCGCAGCGGCTATTGTGACGAGCATAAGGGGGACGGCTGGCAGCAGTATAAGCCCGGACAGTCACGCCACCAGCGCGGATATGGCACAGCATGGGATCGGCGTCGTATGCGAATACTGAAGCGGGATGGTGGGCTCTGCTGTGAGCATCGCAGGCAGGGGGTGGCAGTCGAAGCGCGTCACGTTGACCACATCATTTCTAAATCTCAGGGCGGGACGGATGATGACAGCAATCTGCAGAGTCTCTGTGCTGCCTGCCACCGGGCGAAGACGGCGCGTGAAGGGCATGGCAGGGGGGCGGGGTAAAATCTCTGCCGCTCTTGCCCTCCCGGACTGCCCGCCTCATCAAATTTTTACGCGCCCAAAATAAGAAACTTTTTTCCGGAATGTTCCGCCTATTGAACTGGAGGTATTGATGGGTACTGCTGTGCGATCTTCCGGTGCTGGCCGTAAGCGCAATTTGCCTCAGGGCCAGAAAAGCAAACTGACCCGGATCGCCCCGCCGGATGAGTTAATGAGTGATATTGCGGTTCGCATCTGGAAAACACAGAGCAAAATTTTAATTGAACGCGGCGTCTTTGACCTGGAGGATGCGCCGCTACTTCTGGCGTACTGCAATGCGTTTCACCTGATGGTTGAGGCTGAAAAAGTCATCGCGAAAGACGGTCTGACCGTATCAAGTGAAATGGGTGGTGAGAAAAAACATCCGGCAGTTAACGTCCGAAATGACTCCGTTTCGCAACTCGCCCGTCTGGGTTCACTTCTCGGGTTAGACCCGCTCAGCCGCATAAGAATGACCAGCGGAAAAAATGATCCGGACGATGAAGGGAATGAATTTGATGAGTTTGACTGATGGCTACATATCCGAACGTCAATGCGGCGAACCAGTATGCGCGGGACGTCGTGAACGGGAAGATACTGGCCTGCCGGTTAACCATTCTTGCCTGTCAGCGACATCTGAACGACCTGGAACGCGCCAAAGATCCACGCTGGCCATACCGCTTCGATAAAAATAAAGCAGAGCGCTTTCTTCGCTTCTCCCAGAAAATGCCGCATACCTCCGGTGAGTGGGCTCGCCGGAAACTCAGAATAGAGTTTGAACCCTGGCAGAAATTCTCTCTGGGTGTGCCGTTTGGCTGGGTACGTAAGGATACCGGTTTTCGCCGCTTCACTGAGATTTATATCGAGGTGCCGCGCAAAAATGGTAAATCGGCGATCGCGGCCGCAGTCGGGAACTACATGTTCTGTGCCGATGGCGAGTACGCCGCGGAAGTTTACTGTGGCGCCACGACGGAAAAACAGGCCTGGAAAGTCTTTGCGCCGGCGCTGGCGATGGTGAAAAAACTTCCGGCGCTACGTCAGAAGTTCAGCATCAAACCCTGGGCGAAGAAGATGACGCGCCCGGATGGCTCTTTGTTCGCGCCGATTATCGGCGACCCCGGTGACGGTGATTCACCCTCCTGTGCCATTATTGACGAGTATCACGAGCACGATACTGACGCGCTGTACACCACAATGACCACCGGGATGGGGGCAAGGGAACAACCCATCACGCTGATCATTACCACCGCTGGTTTTGATATCGCTTCTCCGTGTTATGAAAAAAGAACCCAGGTTATTGAGATACTGGAGCGCATCAGGGAGGGCGGTGAAAACGAAGCGATTTTCGGGATTATTTATACCCTTGATGATGATGACGACTGGACGCAGCCGGAAGCGCTGATCAAAGCCAACCCGAATTATAACGTTTCGGTGAAAGAGGGATTCCTCAAGGCCAAGCAACTGCTGGCGATATCCACGCCCAGCCAGACTAACAAAATACTCACCAAGCACTTCAACAAATGGGTGAGCTCCAAAGCGGCATTCTACAACCTGCAGAAGTGGATGGCCGCAGCAGACAAAACGCTTAAATTGTCTGACTTTGCGGGAGAAGAATGTTATCTGGGTATAGACCTGGCATCAAAACTCGACCTTAACGCAGTGGTACCAGTGTTCCGTCGGGAAATCGACGGCATAAGCCACTATTACTGCGTGTCACCCCTGTTCTGGGTGCCGGAAGATACGGTATACGCTACAGACCCTGCGCTGAAAACGATCGCCGATCGTTACCAGTCCTTTGTCAATCAGGGGGTGCTGGTTCCGACTGACGGCGCAGAAGTGGATTACCGCCTGATTTTCGAAGCCATTGTGAAATTACGTGAAACCGTGAAAGTAGCAGCGAGCCCGATTGACCCCTATGGCGCAACCGGCCTTTCTCATATGTTGCAGGATGAAGGGCTGGAGCCCGTCACCATTACCCAGAACTACACCAACATGAGCGACCCGATGCGAGAGATTGAGGCCGCGATAGCGGCTGGTCGATTCCATCACGACGGTAATCCTCTGATGACCTGGTGTATTTCGAATGTGGTCGGCAAGTATCTCCCGGGTAGCGATGACGTTGTTCGCCCGGTGAAAGAGGGCTCGGGCAACAAAATCGATGGTGCTGTTGGCCTGATGATGGGTGTTGGCCGCGCAATGCTGAACGAGCCGAAAGACTTCCTTTCTAACCTCGATCCTGATGAGGAACTGTTATTCCTGTGAAATCACTAATTATCGATGTGGCCGGGCTGGCAGGTTTCGGCGCGCTGGTGGGGGGCATTTACCTCAAATTTGGCGTGGCGGTTGCTCTCATGGCTGGTGGTGGCGGCCTGCTGCTGTGGGCGCTGCTGGCGGCAAGGAGAATAAAAACATGTTGATTGACGCCATTTTTAGAAGCAACTCGCTGGAAAATCCCGCTGTACCGATCACTGTCGAAGCCGCCGAGAATGACGGAATTTTTAACGGTGATGTGATTGTTAATCCCCGCACGGCGATGAAACTGGCGGCTGTGTATGCCTGCATTTACGTTATCTCGTCTAACGTTGCACAGATGCCCCTGCACGTCATGCGCCGCACGGGAAAAAAGGTTGAAGCTGCCCGCGATCATCCCGCGTTTTATCTGGTGCATGACGAGCCTAACAACTGGCAGACCAGCTATAAATGGCGTGAGCTGAAACAGCGGCATATTCTCGGGTGGGGAAACGGCTATACCCGGGTTATACGCCACCGCCGGACAGGTGAAGTCACCGGACTGGAAGCCTGTATGCCCTGGGAAACAACGCTGCTGAACACGGGCGGGCGTTATACCTATGGCGTGTATAACGAAGAAGGTCCCTTTGCCATTAATCCTGACGACATGATCCACGTCAGGGCGCTGGGCAACGATCAGAAAATGGGTCTCAGCCCGATACTTCAGCATGCAGAAACCATCGGCATGGGGATGAGCGGTCAGAAGTATACGGAGAGTTTTTTCAGCGGTAATGCGCGTCCGGCCGGGATTGTGTCGGTAAAGGGCGAGTTGAATGATAACTCATGGGATCGCCTGAAAAAAATGTGGCAGAAAGCGACAGCGATGCTCCGTAGCCAGGAGAACCGCACCATGTTACTGCCAGCAGAGCTTGATTATCAGGCCCTGACGGTTTCTCCGGTCGATGCCCAGCTTATCGACATGATGAAACTCAACCGCTCCATGATTGCCGGGATTTTCAACGTACCGGCGCACATGATTAACGACCTTGAAAAAGCCACTTTCTCAAACATTTCCGAACAGGCGATCCAGTTTGTTCGCTACACCATCATGCCCTGGGTGGCTAACTGGGAACAGGAGCTGAACCGCCGTTTATTCACCCGGGCTGAGCGTGAGGCAGGCTACTACGTTCGCTTTAACCTTGCCGGTTTGCTCCGTGGCACGCCAAAAGAACGTGCGCAGTTTTACCATTTCGCCATCACAGATGGCTGGATGAGCCGCAACGAGGCACGTGCTTTTGAAGATATGAATCCGGTCGATGGTCTGGATACCATGCTGGTGAGCGTGAATGCCGCCGACCCGGATAAAGATGTAAAAACCAATGAGGATAAAACCGATGAGTGATGACCGGGAGATTCGCTGTTACAGCGGTGAAGTTCGGGCAGAACAACACGACGATCAGCCGACGCACATTATTGGTTATGGCTCGGTGTTTAATTCGCGTTCAGAACCGTTATGGGGATTCCGCGAGATCATCAAACCCGGCGCCTTTGATGACGTGCTGGGGGATGATGTACGCGGCCTGTTTAATCATGACCCTAATTTTATTCTGGGGCGTAGCAGTTCCGGGACGCTTTCGCTGTCTGTTGATGATAAAGGATTGCGCTACGACATCGTTGCGCCTGCAACACAGACTATCCGTGATCTGGTTCTGGCACCCATGCAGCGCGGTGACATAAATCAGTCTTCTTTTGCTTTCCGGGTGGCCCGGGATGGTGAGCACTGGTACGAGGATGATGAAGGGATAGTTATTCGCGAAATATCCCGTTTTTCCCGGCTCTTCGATGTAAGTCCGGTGACCTATCCGGCTTATCAGGAAGCCGATTCCGGCGTTCGCTCAATGAAAGCCTGGCAGGAGGCACGCGACAACGGCGCGTTGAAGCTTGCCATTAACCAACGTATGGCGCGTGAACGCGTCCTGACACTTCTTAATGCATAAGGATCCCCCTCATGGCTATGAAGCTTCATGAACTCAAACAAAAACGCAATACCATCGCGACCGACATGCGCGCACTGAATGAAAAAATCGGTGATAACGCCTGGACAGAAGAACAGCGTACGGAGTGGAACAAAGCGAAATCGGAACTTGAAGAACTGGATGAACGTATTGCGCGAGAAGAAGAATTGCGCGATATGGACAAAAAGTACGTTGACGATAATAAAGATGAACAGCGCAACAAGCTGGACAAGGAAAACGATAAAAAGCCTGAAGAACAGCGCGGCCAGATTTTTGATAAATGGATGCGCCACGGCGCCAGTGAGCTGACGGCGGAAGAGCGTAAAGCATTACGTGAACTGCGCGCGCAGGGTATTGCGCCAGATGAAAAGGGCGGCTATACCGTACCGGATACGTTCCTGGCGAAAGTGGTCGAGCAGATGAAAGCCTATGGTGGCATTGCCAGTGTGGCGCAGATCCTGACCACGTCAGACGGTCGTACCATGGAATGGGCCACCGCTGACGGTACCAGTGAGATGGGTGTCCTGTTGGGTGAGAATGAGGAAGCCGGCGAAGAAGATACCGAATTCGGCATGGACAGCCTGGGCGCACTGAAAATGACGTCCAAGATCATTCGTGTCTCTAACGAACTGTTGCAGGACAGCGCGATCGACATGGAGGCGTATCTTGCCCGCCGCATTGCCGAACGCATTGGTCGCGGCGAGGCCCGCTATCTGATTCAGGGTACTGGCACCGGTACGCCAAAACAACCGAAAGGCCTGGCCGTGTCCGTCACTGGCACCACGGCGACCGCCGCGGCAACGGCTGTGAAGTGGCAGGAGATTCTGGCGCTGAAGCACAGTATTGACCCGGCGTATCGTCGCGGCCCTAAGTTCCGACTGGCGTTTAATGACAACACGCTGAAGCTTATCAGTGGAATGGAGGATGGTCAGGGTCGCCCGCTGTGGTTGCCGGATATCGTTGGTGTCGCGCCAGCCTCTGTTCTGAATGTGCCGTATGTTATCGACCAGGAAATTGATGATATCGGGGCGGGTAAAAAATTCATGTTCTGCGGCGATTTCAACCGGTTCATTATTCGTCGCGTGCGCTACATGATCCTGAAGCGCCTGGTTGAGCGTTATGCTGAATTTGACCAGACCGGCTTCCTGGCCTTCCATCGTTTCGACTGTATTCTGGAAGATACCTCAGCCATCAAGGCGCTGGTGGGGAAAGGAAGCGCCAGCAGCTGATCCCCTGAAAACGGACACTTCTATGCCGCGTAATGCGGTTTTTTTGTGCCCGCTTCCCGGCGGGCACCGGAGGTTTTTATGCTGCTTTCCATGGAAGAGATTAAAGCCCAGTTGCGGCTGGATGATGATTTTTCCGATGAAGATACGCTTCTGGCGTTACTGGGTAAGGCTGCACAGAGCCGGGCGGAGAACTACCTCAACCGCAGGTTATATGAGACTGCATCGGACAGGCCTGAGGATGATCCCGACGGGCTGGTGATGCCGGATGATATAAAACTGGCCCTGCTGATGCTGGTTTCGCATTTCTACGAGAACCGTTCTGCGGTGACTGAGGTGGAAAAACTGGAACTACCGATGAGCTTTATCTGGCTGGTTGGCCCGTACAGGTACATCCCATTATGAAACTCCGACAGTCACAAACCAGTGCCACGTATCTTTTACCCGACCCCGGTGAGCTGGATAAACGTATCGCTATTCGCTTGCGGGTGGACGAACCGGGTGACGATTTTGGCGTTTTCGCCACCTATCCGGATGAAATCAAAACCTGGGCAAAGATGGCGCAGCCGGGCGCGGCGGCTTATCAGGGGTCCGTGCAGACCGGGACCACGGTGACGCACTATTTTACGATCCGCTTTCGCCGACATATCACCGCCGACCATGAAGTTTTCTGTGACGGTCAGGTTTACCGTATCCGCCGGGTGCGCGATCTGAACAGTAAACAGCGCTATCTGCTGCTTGAATGTGAAGAGCTTGGCACTGACCGGGGAGCTGTACATGCAGAACAGAGCATTTTTACACGTTGATTTTGAGCAACCCCCGGAGCTGGTGTTTAACCGTGCCCGCATGCGCCGTGCGTTTGTGCGTATCGGTCAGACGCATATGCGCGATGCCCGCCGGCTGGTGATGCATCGGGGGCGCTCAGCGCCGGGTGAAAACCCAGCATATCGCACAGGTAAACTGGCCCGTTCCATTGGTTATTACGTCCCCCGGGCATCGAAACGGCGCGCTGGCCTGATGGTGAAGATTGCGCCTAATCAGAAAAATGGTGAGGGAAATCGTCATATCTCTGGCGCCTTCTACCCGGCGTTTTTGTTCTACGGCGTTCGCCGTGGGGCAAAACGTAAGAAAGGGCATCACCGCGGTGCATCCGGTGGCAGCGGCTGGAAAATTGCTCCACGTAATAACTATATGGCAGAGGTGCTGGAACGGCGCCGCAGCTGGACCCGGTATGTCCTGTCGCGGGAGTTACGCAAATCGCTGCGTCCTCAGAGAAGGAAGAAAAAATGAAGTTAACCCCGATTGTTGCTGCGTTGCGTAGTCGTTGTCCACGTTTTGAAAACCGTGTGGGTGGTGCCGCGCAGTTTAAAGCGATTCCGGAAGCCGGAAAGCTGAAGCTCCCCGCCGCGTATGTTGTGCCATCTGAGGATGTGACCGGAGAAAACCGCTCGCAAACGGACTACTGGCAGGATTTGACGGAAGGATTTTCTGTCATCGTGGTTCTCAGCAATGAGAGAGATGAAAAAGGGCAATGGGCCTCTTATGACGCTGTGCATGATGTTCGCGGGGAGCTCTGGAAGGCGTTGCTGGGCTGGGAGCCCGATCCGGGGGCTCACGAAATTGTGTATGCCGGCGGGATGCTACTGGAACTGAACCGCTATGAAATGTATTACCAGTTCGATTTTACGGTGAAGTATGAAATCACCGAAGAGGACACCCGGCAGCAGGATGATCTGGATGCACTGGGTGAACTGAACACCCTCAGTATTGATGTTGACTATATTGAGCCCGGCGGTGGGCCGGACGGCAATATAGAACACCATACCGAAATCGCTTTCCCGTAATCACCATTCAGGACGTTTTCATGTTTGTAAAACCTAAAAAGGGGCGCTCCGTGCCGGACCCTGCCCGCGGCGACTTATTGCCTGTGGCCGGGCGAAATGTTGAACCCGGTGCGTACTGGTATCGTCGCCTGGCATCTGGTGACATTGAAATAACCTCAGATAAAGGGGACAAAAATGACCGTAAGCTTTAGCACAATCCCGGCAGATAACCGGGTACCGCTCTTTTATGCCGAAATGGATAACAGCGCGGCAAATACTGCACAGGATAGTGCGCCATCCCTGCTGATTGGCATGGCTTTGCCTGAGGCGAATATGCCCGTTAATCAGCTTGTGATTATGTCATCGAAAGATCTGGCAAAAAAAATGGCGGGCCGGGGCAGTCAGCTTGCCCGCATGGTTGAAGCCTATCGCCAGGTGGATCCGTTCGGCGAACTCTGGGTGATTGCCGTACCGGACAGCGGTCAGCAGGCTACCGGAACGGTGACCATCTCAGGAACGGCAACGGATGCCGGAACGGTCAATCTTTACGTCGGTTCACGCAAAGTACAGGCGGTGGTGGCGACCGGGGATACTGGCGCCCAGATCGCGCAAGCGCTGGTTGAGAAAATTAACAATAATCCGGATTTACCTGTAACGGCTGAATACCAGCCGACATCAGCCGGAAGTTCACAGGGTATCGTCAAACTTACTGCTGTGAACGGTGGGGCAGGTGGGAACAGTATTCCTCTGACGCTCAATTATTACGGTACCGCCAGCCGCGAAGAAGTTCCGGCGGGCGTGAGTATTCAAATCGGGCAAATGAAAGGTGGCGCCGGCGACCCTGATTTGACTCCAGCCATTGCCGCGATGGGGGACGAGCCTTTTGATTATATTGGTCTGCCTTTCAACGATGCGAACTCTCTGCAGTTAATGGCGGTAGAAATGAACGACAGCGCCGGGCGCTGGAGCTACATTCGACAACTCTACGGCCACGTGTACACGGCAAAAAGCGGATCGCTGTCTGAGCTGGTGGCGTACGGTGATACGTTCAACAATCAGCACATCACTATTGCCGGCTATGAAGAAGAGGTGCAGACCTGCCTGGATGAGCTGGTGGGATACCGTTTAGCACGTGCAGCAGTATTCCTCCGGATTGATCCGGCGCGTCCGACGCAGACCGGAGAGCTGACGGGGGCGCTTCCCGCGCCAACGGGCAAACGCTTTACCATCACTGAGCAGCAGTCTTTGCTGACCCATGGTATTGCGACCGCCTACACCGAATCCGGCGTTTTGCGCATTCAGCGTGATATCACCACCTATAAAACCAATGCTTACGGCGTCGCTGATAACAGTTATCTGGACAGTGAAACGCTGCATACCAGCGCCTATGTTCTTCGCCGTCTGAAATCGGTTATCACCAGTAAATACGGGCGCCATAAACTGGCGAATGACGGTACCCGATTCGGGCCTGGGCAGGCAATTGTGACGCCTGCAGTGATCCGCGGTGAGTTAGGTGGAACATACCGCCAGCTGGAACGGGAAGGGATCGTGGAAAACTTTGATCTCTTCCAGAAATACCTGATTGTTGAGCGCAACCAGAACGACCCGAACCGCCTTGATGTGCTGTTCCCGCCTGATTATGTCAATCAGTTGCGTGTCTTCGCCGTGCTTAACCAGTTCCGCCTGCAGTACAACGAGGAGACCGTATAAATGGCAAAAATTGCGGGTACCACCTATTTCAAAATTGACGGCCAGCAGCTGTCGGTAACCGGGGGGATTGAAGTCCCCATGAATACCCGGGTCCGGGATGATGTGATGGGGCTCGATGGCTCGGTGGATTACAAAGAGACGAGCCGGGCACCGTATACCAAGGTGACCGCGAAAGTACCGAAGAATTTCCCGGTCGATAAGATCACCTCATCGGATGCTATGACCATCACCTCTGAGCTGGCAAACGGTCAGGTATATGTCCTTTCCGGCGCCTGGCTACATGGTGAGGCGAACCATAACCCTGAAGAGGGTACTGTTGATCTCGAGTTTCATGGTGAAGAAGGATTCTATCAATGATGAAAGAACTGGCCCTGAAAAAGCCGATTATGGCGCATAACGAAAAGTTGCATGTGCTGGAACTGCGTGAACCCACCTATGACGAAATTGAAGCAATTGGTTTCCCGTTCACCGTGTCCGGTGATGGCGGGATCAAACTGGATAGTACGGTTGCGCTTAAATATCTTCCTGTGCTCGCTGAAATCCCGCGTTCATCGGCCTCTCAGATGAGTAAGCTGGATATTTTTAAAGCCTGCATGCTTATCCTCAATTTTTTTACCCAATCGGGGACGGAGGAAACCTCAGAAAGCGACTCTACAACGTCGCCCACTTCTGGCGAATAAATCCCCTTGAACTCCGGCGGGCGGCCATCTCTGATTTTCTGGATCTGGAGTCGGAAGCCGTCCGCATCAATGAGGAAGTAAAGCATGGCTGACAGTTTCCAGTTAAAAGCCATCATTACCGCCGTTGACCAGCTTTCCGGCCCGCTGAAAGGGATGCAGCGGGAACTGAAAGGTTTTCAGAAAGAAATGGCCGGGCTGGCGCTGGGGGCCGCGGCAGCAGGAACGGCGATTCTTGGCGCGCTGGCGCTGCCCGTCAACTCAGCAATGGGTTTTGAATCGAAAATGGCCGACATCCGCAAGGTGGTTGACGGCCTTGATGATAAAAAAGCCTTTGCGGCAATGAGCGACGATATTCTGACGCTCTCCACGCAGTTGCCGATGGCGGCGGAAGGGATTGCGGAAATCGTGGCGGCGGGTGGTCAGGCCGGTATTGCCCGTGAAGATCTGATGCAGTTTGCCAACGATGCGGTGAAGATGGGCGTAGCCTTTGATACCACTGCTGAAGAATCCGGCCAGATGATGGCGCAGTGGCGGACGGCGTTCAAACTCACTCAGGATGATGTGGTTGTCCTCGCCGATAAAATTAACTATCTGGGGAATACCGGTCCGGCGAATGCGAAGAAGATTTCCGATATTGTCACGCGGATTGGCCCGCTGGGCGGTGTCGCCGGGGTGGCTTCCGGTGAGATTGCCGCGATGGGCGCCACTATTGCCGGGATGGGGGGGGAGTCCGAAATAGCCTCAACCGGTATTAAAAACTTCATGCTGTCGCTGACGGCTGGTAACTCCGCAACTAAAGCGCAGAAAAATGCCATGGCATTCCTGAAGCTTAACCCGGCAAAACTGGCTGCTGACATGCAGAAGGATTCCCGTGGCGCGATGCTGAAGGTGCTTGATTCTCTGGCGAAGGTACCAAAAGCCAAACAGGCAGCAGTGATGAATGCCCTGTTTGGAAAGGAATCCTTAAGCGCCATTGCGCCTTTACTGACGAACCTGGATTTGTTACGGACGAACTTTCAGCGTGTAGCCGATGCCCAGGAGTATGGCGGTTCGATGCAGAAGGAGTATGCATCACGCGCCGCCACAACAGAAAACCAGCTTACCCTGTTAAAAAACAGTATCAACGCCATATCCGTCACGCTCGGGGATACATTTTTACCGGCGATTAATGAGGGGGCTAAGGCCATCATGCCCTATCTGGAAAACGTGAGAACTTTTGTTCGCACGAATCCGGAACTGGTGCAAACGGTGGCGAAGTTGGGCGCCGCTTTGCTGGTGGTCGGCGTGTCGGTTGGTAGCCTGTCCCGTGCGATAAAAATTCTTAACAGCGTCATTAACTTGTCTCCGGCGAAACTGGCGATCGCGGCACTGGCTGCAGGCGCCATGCTGATTATTGAAAACTGGGACGATGTTGCACCAGTGATAAAAAGCGTCTGGCAGGAAGTGGATAAAGTCGCTCAGGCGATGGGCGGCTGGGAAACTGTTATTAAGGGTATTGGTCTGGTGATGGCCGGTTCCTTCACTGTTAAAACCATCGGCTCCTTACGTACTGCCATTTCTCTCGCAGGGGAATTATCCGGAATACTTGGGAAAATAAGTAAACTGGGCGCAATGACGATCACAATTGGTGTTGCGATTTCACTTCTGAAAGAACTGCAGGATCTTGATAAAAATGCAGGTGATGCAGGGATGGATAAAGGGACGTTTCTGGTAAGTAAAATGCAGGGGAAAGAGCGCGAACGAGGTTATGACGGGTTCTGGCCTCGATTGCGGGGAATCATTGGTATGGATAATCCTGTGCCGGATGGGCGTTACCTGCCTTCAGTTCCATTGAACAGGCCGACTTTAACCCGAGCTACAACACCACTGCAGCAAAAAAGTGAAATCAAAGTGACCTTCGACAATGCGCCACAGGGGATGCGGGTCACCGATATTCCTGCTCGCGGTGATCCTCTGATGAAGGTTTCTCATGACGTCGGCTACTCCCCTTTTAAAACTTCCCGATAACCCGCTCAGGCGGGTTTCTTTTAAGGTGACACCATGGCTTTTTTTTCTTCGCCTGACTGGCGTGATCGCCTTCGCGATGCGTCATTTCGTGGCGTACCGTTCTCAGTGGAAGATGATGACGCTTCTTTCGGGCGCCGGGTGCAGACCCATGAATATCCTAACCGTGATAAGCCTTTCACCGAAGACTTAGGCCGGGCCACGCGCCGCCTGACGATCAATGCCTATGTGATTGGCGATGATTATACAGATAAGCGTGATCGGCTGATCGTTGCGGCTGAGACCATGGGGCCGGGGACGCTTGTTCATCCCCAGTATGGTGAAATGCAGGGAAGTATTGATGGTCAAATCCGGGTATCGCACAGCAGCGCCGAAGGGCGAATGGCGCGCATTACATTTGAGTTCGTGGAAAGTGGCGAACTGACTTTTCCGGTGGCCGGGGTGGCGACAGCGCAGCGGCTGGGAGAGTCCGGAAACCTGTTTGATGATGCGATTGACAATATGTTTTCCGCATTCGGGCTCAGTGGTATTCCTGATTTCCTTCAGAATGATGTGCTGGCCGATGCGGCCAGTATGCTAAATACCGTTGCGGACGCCTTTAAGATGGTGGACTCCGGTGTTTCTGCCGCCATGCGGCTGCTGCAGGGGGATTTGTCAGTCATTCTGATGCCGCCCAGCGCGGCGAGCGATTTTGTACATGCGCTGCAAAAAGCCTGGCGTGCGGGTGACCGACTGAGCGGTGACACTTCTGATTTAGTCACGATGATTAAAACCATCTCGGGCGTTACGCTGGACCCGGGCCTTTCTCCGCGTGGAACGTGGGAGACCGACTCAGGATCGGCGGCAACCCGGAAGAGTCAGAGCAATCTGGTCGCCTCTGCAATACGCACAACCGGTATCAGTACTGCGGTCAGTACAGTCACAACGCTACAACAACCGCGTAATCCACTGCAAAGCCTCTCATCACCGGGAGGGGAATCTGATGTTATCAATGTATCTCACCCGGCACTGGACAGTGCACCACAATCCAGCGCCCTCGTTTCGCCCCCTAACTGGGACGACCTCAATGCGATCAGAACTGCACTGAATACGGCGATAGATCAGGAGCAGTTGCGTATCGATGACGATGCTCTGTTTCAGCAAATATCAGTGTTGCGCACCGATCTCAATCGCGACATTTCAGCAAGGCTTGCGCAGGTTGAGCGAACGGCACAGCGGGTACCTGATGATGTGCTTCCCGCCCTGGTACTGGCCGCCGTCTGGTATGACGATGCCGCGCGGGAAACGGACATTCTGACCCGCAATCCGGTGAGCCATCCTGGCTTTGTCCCGGTTGAACCTCTGAGGGTGCCCGTACGATGAACAATAGCGTATTTCTCCGTGTAAATGGTCGTGAGTGGGGAGGGTGGACGTCGGTTCGTATCAGCGCTGGTATCGATCGCATTGCACGGGATTTCAACGTGGCCATTACCAGCCAGTGGCCGGGAAGCCAGGATGGCATGCCGCAAATTAAAAACGGGGATCTGGTTGAGGTGCTCATTGGTGATGACAAGGTGATCACCGGCTGGGTTGAAGCATTACCACTTCGTTACGATGCCAGCAGTATCACCCGTGGCATTGTGGGAAGGAGCAAAACCGCCGACCTTATCGATTGTACTGCGGCCCCCGCTCAGCAGAGCGGGAAAAGTCTGTACCGTATTGCCAGTGCGCTGGCACAACCATTTGGTATTGAGGTGGTCGATGCCGGTGCGCCGACGGCGGCAGTCATCGATGCGCAGCCGGAACATGGTGAAACTGTGGTTGATTGCCTTAACCGGCTGTTAGGGCAGGTTCAGGCACTGGCGTATGACGATGAGCAGGGGCGGCTGGTGCTGGGGACGCCAGGAGGCTCCAAAGCTGTCACTGCGCTGGTGCTGGGGGAGAATATTCTTTCCTGTGACACCGAACGCAGTGTGAGGGACCGTTTTTCCAGCTATCTGGTGACAGGTCAGCGGCCGGGTACCGATGACGATTTTGGCGAGGCCACCATAGCGGCCATCAGGCAGAGCACCACCGATGCAGGTGTGACCCGATACCGCCCCCATACCCTCCAGCAATCCGGCACGGCGACGACAGACAGCTGTAAATCACGGTGTGAGTTTGAGGCGCGTCAGCGTGCTGCGAAAACAAAGGAAACGACGTATACCGTTCAGGGCTGGCGGCAGGGTAACGGTGAACTCTGGATGCCAAACCAGAGTGTGGTGGTTTTTGACCCACTGAATGGTTTTGATAATGAAACGCTGGTGATTGCCGAGGTGACCTACAGCCAGGACAACAACGGCACCATTACGGAAATTAGGGTAGGGCCAGCGGATGCTTATCTGCCGGAGCCAACAAAGCCGAAGAAAAAGAAAAAATCCAGTGACGGGAGCGGTTTCTGATGAATAACTCTCTGAAGAATGTTGTGACACGCGCGGTTATCACGGCGCTGGATACGGCGAAAAAATGCCAGGCCGCCGGGCTGAAGTTGATCGCCGGTGAACCAAAAGAAAACGTGGAACATCTGGAGCCTTACGGTTTCACCTCTGCTGCGAAGGATGGCGCTGAAGCGGTTGTATTGTTCCCGGGCGGCGATCGTTCCCACGGTATGGCGGTTATCGTGTCTGACAGACGGTACCGACTGAAAGGCCTTAGTCGTGGTGAGGTCGCTGTTTATGACGACCAGGGGCAGTCTGTCACCCTTACCCGTAGTGGGATCGTCGTCGATGGGGCTGGTAAACCGATAATCTTCAAAAACGCCCCTAAAGCGCGTTTTGAAATGGCGATAGAGGCGACAGGGGATATCAAAGACAACTGCGACAGCAGCGGCAAATCGATGGCTGAAATGCGAACAACGTATAACGGCCATACCCACAAAGAAAACGGCGATGGTGGTGGAACCACCAATAAGCCAGACCAACCTATGAGCTGACAATATGATCCTTTATGTCAATGGAGTCCGTAAGGACGCCACGGATCCGCTCGACCTTTTAACGCGCGCCGTGGTGATTTCTCTTTTTACGTGGCGCCTGGCCCGGCAGGACGATAACGCGCCACAGCCGTATGGCTGGTGGGGCGATACCTGGCCGACGGTTCAGAACGACCGTATAGGCTCCCGGCTCTGGTTGCTTAAACGCCGGAAACTCACCAATAAAACCCCACAGGATGCCCGTGAATATATGCAGCAGGCGCTGAGCTGGATGACCGAAGACGGTGTGGCTGCCCGGGTTGAGGTGAGCTCAGAACGCACGGGGATCGATACCCTGTCGGCTGGCGTAATGGTCTGTCAGCGCGACGGGAAAATTCACAATATTACGTTTGATGATATCTGGAGTGAGCTTAATGGCTGACAGTCAATTTGCACGTCCTGAATTGCCACAGCTTATAGCGACGATTCGTAGCGATTTACTGACGCGCTTTCAGCAGGATGTGGTCCTGAGGCGTATGGATGCAGAAGTCTATGCACGAGTACAGGCCGCGGCGGTTCACACCCTGTACGGCTATCTCGATTACCTGGCAAAAAACATGCTGCCGGATCTGTGCGATGAAGACTGGCTCTATCGCCATGGCAGAATAAAGCGTTGCCCAAGAAAAGGGGCCGTGGCCGCCACCGGGTTTATACGCTGGGACGGATTAAGCGGTACACCAACATTACCGGAGGGAACACAGGTCCAGCGTGATGATCAGGTGACATTTACCACCACCATGACGGTGACAGCAAAGGATGGTCTGCTTCGGGTGCCGGTCACCGCTGATATCGCAGGCGCATCGGGTAATACGGATGATGGTACGGCGTTAAGGCTGGGAACGCCCATAAGCGGTATTCCTTCAACGGGGTATGCCGATTCCCTTTCCGGTGGTGCTGATGAAGAAGAACTGGAGGTGTGGCGAGCTCGTGTGATGGAGAGGTATTATTGGATCCCGCAGGGGGGCGCCGATCCGGATTACGTCATCTGGGCAAAGGAAATACCGGGCATAACGCGCGCCTGGACCTTTCGTCATTACAACGGGAAAGGGACGGTGGGCGTTATGGTTGCTACCAGTGACCCGACGCACCCGGCACCGACTGACGAACTGGTCAAAGCTGTGCATGATCACATCCTGCCGATAGCACCCGTTGCGGGAGCAGGGTTGTCAGTGTTCCCTGCTTCAGAAAAAATTCTCCCCATGACTGTCGCGCTGGCGAAAGATACCCCTGAAATCCGGACTGCAGTTATTGCGGAGCTAAATTCTTTAATGCTGCGTGATGGCGCGCCGTCGGGAAAAATTTATCTTTCGCGTGTCAGTGAGGCAATCAGTCTTGCAACGGGAGAAGTAGCGCATCAACTGAGGGCTCCCACCGAAGATATTGTACTCGGGCAGACAGAGTTGCCGGTACTGGGGGACATGACCTGGGAAACATACAGCGAGGTGGAAGGCTGATATGGCGCTTGAAGATGAGTATATGCAACTGCTCTATCATCTCCTGCCTGCCGGGCCCGCATGGGAGGGGGAAAACCCTCTGATAGAAGGGCTGGCCCCTTCGCTGGCAAGGGTACATGAGCGAGCCGGAGATTTGATGGCAGAGATCGACCCGGCTAAAACGACTGAGCTGATAAATCGGTATGAGTTTCTTTACGGTCTCCCTGACTCCTGTGCACCGGCGGGAGTCCAGACACTTCAACAACGACAGCAGCGGCTTGATGCAAAAGCGAACGTTTCCGGTGGTATTAACGAACTCTTTTACCGCCAGCAGCTCGACGCCCTGGGATATACCACAGCCACTATAGACCAATTCCAGAACCTCGATAGCTCACCGAACCCTGAATGGGGGGAATTCTGGCGATATTACTGGCGGGTGAATATCCCGGCTGATGCCAATATCAGCTGGCAAACCTGTGCCAGCACGTGTGATTCAGCGATCCGCACGTGGGGGGATACTGTTGCGGAATGCGTTATAGAAAAGCTCTGCCCCTCTCATACCGTTGTAGTTTTTGCTTACCCGGAAGGAACAGACAATGCACAGAATTGATACACCCACGGCTCAGCAGGATAAATTTGGGCAGGGGAAAAATGGTTTTACAAACGGTGACCCCGCGACCGGGCGCCGGGCAACGGATTTAAACAGTGATATGTGGGATGCAGTCCAGGAAGAGATCTGTACGGCCATTGAAGAAGCCGGTATTACTCTGGATAAATCAAAACATAATCAGTTATCGCAGGCGATAAAAAAAGCCATCAGTGATGGTGGGTTTCTGGTTATTAATAAGAATTTATCTGATGTCGCTGATGTTGCTAAGGCGCGTCAGAATCTAAAGTTAGGTTCTGCAGCGACGAAAGATACAGGTACGAGCGGTGCAACAATCCCTTTACTGAGCACATCTAATTCATGGTCAGAAATCCAGACGTTTAAAAAAGACATCAGTGTTGGTATTGGTGGCGCAACATCGGTTATTAATTTAGGCAGCTCGCAAATCATTCGTGATAATGGGAAAACGGGCTTGATTATTACCAGTTCCTCGGGGACCGTTACCGAGGGAGGCGCTGGCATTTATTTACGCCCGAAAGGAAGTACCGATAGTGCTATGGAATTGCACGGAAATGTCTCTGGCTGGAATGTCGATAAGCTTGCGGTCACAACGTTCACGGTAAATGGCTCAACCACCCTTAAAGGGGGGCTTAATGTCGGTGGCGCGATAACCAACAACAGCAAAGACTATGTTACTAAAAACGGTGTTGGAGATATTGATGCTAACAATGCGCGTACTACGTTTGGATATAAGGTGGCGGGAGTAAACAATACCTTTGGTAGTTTTAATTTCATTGAGCGCGTTAACCAGTATTCCTTAGTTTCTTTCCATGTTGTCGGTGCCGCATCAGATGCCTGGTTTGAGTTCCGGGATAATGGCGACATGTCCTTATCCGGAAAATTAAATGCAAATGGAGGGGCACAACTTGGTGGAAACCTTGTCGTCTCTTGGGGCGGTCGTACAGCCAAGTATCAGGAGAATGGCGACGTTAATGGTCCGATATGGGGAGGGCCTTTAAGTAGCTATCTTTCAGGCTTTGTGAAGGATGTGCGTATGGGAAGTCCCGGAACTATCGTTTTAAAGCGTGGTGCCTGGAACTATGTTCCCGGTGGGTGCGCATTTACCGGGTGGTATGTCGAAGGTGATGCGCCGGTTGATGACACTATTCAATACAAACCCATTCAGATATTAATCCACGGCGCATGGCGAACAATTGCAGGTTAAATACAATGAAATTAAAAGAACTCACTCTGTATACCCCGGAAAATAAAGAAGCGGCGAATGTCCTTTATCTAAAGGATGCTGACGGCAATGACTGGTATGAGTCACAGGAGAAATTCAATCCTGCACGATTAAAAATCGCATACACTGACGATGGTGTTATTCGCAGCGCAGACTACGACGTTTCCGCACTGTGGCCGGTTAATATGTCTGTAGCGGAAGTGGAAGCTGACTCTGTTCCTGATGGATTTAATATTAATGGTGGCTGGCGATATAACGGGCATTCGATTGTCGCGACACCTGTCAATTATCAAGCCATATTGGGTCAACTAAACGCCGAAGCTGAGTCTGCTATAAAAATTCTTGAGCGTGCTGTTCGTCTTGGAATTGCTACGGATGAAGAACAAAAAAGCCTTGCCGAATGGGAAAAATACAGCGTATTACTGAGCCGAGTTAAACCGGAGGATTTGCCAGAGGCTCGGCTACCGGAAAAGCCTGTCACTACAGTATGAATCATTACAGGATGCTGTGGGCCTTAGTATCTCTACAGACTTAAGGAATGAGAAAACGTTTAAAATAGAAGCTAATAGAATAAATACTAGCACGACGCAATATATTGAATGACCAAGGAAATTATCGTGAATAAAAAGGCCACAATGTGGCCTTGAGAGTTTACATTTTTCTTGTGAGCGGTAGCATCATTTTTCCGACGCAAAACCGAGCAAAGGAGGATATGTTAAAGTTATTGTTTTGAGGGTTTTCATTCCAAATTAACTGAAACATATTATACCATCGCTCTGCTATCTTATGACGTTCAAACTCAGCTGCCCTTTTTTTGCTATTTTCTTGCATGGCTAGATAAGTATCTTTATCTTTGATTAGTCGCATTACCGAAAGGAATAAATCCTCTGCATTATTAGCAACTATGTAATCTAGCTCGCTCTTTTTTAGCGCTTTAAAAGATGGTTCTTCATCACAGATCATTATGGAGTTGCCGAGCCAGCAATTTATCAATTTGCTGGCAGGTTTTCTCATTAACTTGTTCAAGCTACTATTTCTAAAACTAAAACAGACATCTACATCAGAGTAGTCAGACCATTCATCAAACTGTAATTTGAAGTCTATGCCATGCGCAGCAAATTGTTCTGCAATCTCATCACCAAAAAACTCTGAAGGGAGACTATCTGGTCTTCCAAGATAAGCAACCTTTTTAATATCGCCAAAAGGTTTGTGTTTAACGATTCCGGGTTGGGGCCAATTAGGAATAAACTTTCTACGTTTGGTTTCTGTTATTGCAGGACATTGCTCAACAATATAATCAGGACCAATCACTGGCGGTCTATCGGCTCTGGCAACCACAGTTATACCTTTCCACGGTTTAACTCTTGAACCGTAAGTATCATTGTGCATGAAATTGATAGCGCCACTTATGCATTCATTACCAAAAGAGCATTCAAACTTATCACCGTAGTAGTAATTCATTGCCAGTAATGTCTGAAAAGCCCATACACCTTTTCCTCCACAATAGAAACGTTCAGGTATAGAGTCTGGATCAATCTTTTGTTTTAACAATTCCTGGATATCATAAAAGTGCGTTTTTAAAAAATCACTTTTTGAAACAACATGAAGCTTAATCATTTTTCACCAATACGTTTGAAATTTCATTATGTTATTTGTGCGCAGTTGCCGCCTCTTACCTTTTCGGAGTTCCAATCCCGGCAGCAGATTTTGCTGGTGTAGGAATGAACATCAAACTGGATGCCCGGGGAGCTTCATGCGGATTTGCAGAACCGAAGTCACTCCGCAAGGTCATTTTATCCAGCTCAAACAGCGGACTGATTTCAGGATTGAACCGCTCCAGTTTTGACCGCCACTCCGGCCACCTGTAGAGCAATGGAGCAGCATTGGCCCCTAAAATCGCTCCTGCGTCGGTCAGGCGGACCGAGAGATGCCCCTTATGGAGCCATTGGGCATGTTTGAGGGGAAATTCTTTACTGACTTTTAGTACCGATACAATACTCACGCAACACGATTCGCCACAACCACACAAAACTAATGATACTCTATCAGTTGTTTATAAGTAAAACATGGAAAATCTGGAAGTTACGTCTTATTTTGAGAGATGGTTTCATTTTATTCAAACAAACAGCAAGCCCTACTCGATTATGCTGACCATCCTGATAGCCTGCTTTTCTCGTCGTATGATCGCCCAGTAGTAACTAAGATGGAGTAAGCCCACCCGGTAACCGTATGCAACAGTTACCGGGCGGGCGACGGCTGGTTTTGAACAAAAATATAGTTAGTTCACTAAAAACCTTTTCTCCAAAACTCATATACAACCTCTTGAAATTATAAGAGGTTACATATTGTTAATCTTTAACGTAAGCAAGCCTCAAAAGCAGTGTAACTATATGATTTATATTGCTTAATGTCTGTTTTGAGTTACCTTTGGCTCCAGCAGGTGG